TTGTAATAGCAGCCGTCCATCCAGTCATAAACATTGTCCCACCAGCCTTCGATGTTGCGATACTGCGTGAAGCCGTAGCTGTCGCGGCTTGCTGCGGTCGTACCGGTGTGATAACCCATCGCGTCAGTCTGGCCGTTGTTCATCTTAGAACCACTCGTAGAGCAGCCTCTACCGATGCGCTCGCCGTTCCAGTCTGCAAACTCCACAAGGAACAGCATATTCACATACCAGAACTGAGCAAAGTCCATCTGCCAGAAGTTAGCGCCGAGGTTATGAATACCGCCGCGCGCCTGGCTTCTCGTGATGTTTACCTGCTGTGCGGCGCCCGTGGTGGACTTATAACCGCTGGCGCAGTGATAACGGCCGATGTAGGAGTAGTCCAGCTCGCCAAGGCCGTCTCCACGATCCCTGTTTACAGGGTCAACGGAGAAGCCCTCGACATAACCGTCCGCGATCTGGAGCTTCAGCTTCTTGCCGGTCTTCGTCCACTTGAACCAATACTTCGGCTCCTTGACCTCAACGCCGCCGCTGCGGGTCTCCTTCACCATGCCGGACCACGGCATCAGGTTGTCGAAGGGAGAAGAGCCACTGCCGTTGTTCACCGCCGGAGACGGGTCGCCGAAGCTTGCCGCCGCGTCCGTGCGAGTGCCCTTGGTCTGGCCGCTGCTCGTCCAATCCCACTCAACGCCGTAGATCGTGACGAAAGTGGCCGTCACATTGACCGTCGTATCAGAAGCCGCCTTGTAGTTCGTCCCCTCGGCGACCTTGACGGTGATCTTGGCCGTGCCGGTCGTGTCGTTCACGCTCTCCACGGTCACAACGCCGGTGCTTTGATTGATGGATTTAATCTTCGCGACGCTCGTGTTGTTCGAGGTGGCTGTGATCGTACCATTGCCCTTGCGGTTCACCGTAAAGGTTGCGGTCTTGGCGCTGCTCTTCAACACGATGGAGCTCGGCGAATTGGTCACGCTGTTCACGGCCTTGCCGATCGTCCACGATACTGTCTTGCCTCCGGTGCTGCCGTCGGACCACTTGTAGTTGGAAGTCGGCGTAAAGGTGGCGCTGTAAGTGCCTGCGTTGGTAGCGGCCGTCACGGAAACGGTCATCTTTGCCGAGTCATAGGCGGTATTCCACGAAGGAGTCTTCGGGTTGCCGTCATAAGTCAGCGTACCGCTCTGGGCGGGGACCGCCGCGATGGTAGCTCTGCCGATGGTCCACTTGATGGTCTTTGCTGCGGTCGTACCGTCCGTCCACATACCCTTCTTCAAGGTAAAGGTCGCCGTGTAATCGCCGGCATTCGTCTTGGCAGATACGTTAACAGAGGAGTTCTCATTGTCGAAATTCTGCCACTTCGGCGTCTGGGCGCTGCCGTTGTAGGTCAGCGTACCGCTCTGCGAAGGAATGGAAACGAGAACCGAGATGATAGTCCACTTCACTTCCTTGGCGCCTGTGCTGCCGTCCGACCACTTGTAGTTGGAAGTCGGCGTAAAGGTCGCCGTGTACTCACCGGCAGCTGTACCGGAGGTATCGCCGCCAATGGTCATCTTGTTGGTGTCATAGCCGTTCCAGCTCGGTGTCTTGCTCGTGCCGTCGGCAACAAGCGTTCCCGTCTGCGTCGGCAGAGCCGAGATGACAGCGCGGTCGATCGTCCACTTTACGCGGGCTTCATCCGTGCCGTCCGGGAACAGATAGCCGTAGGACAGCTTGAAGATCGCCGTGTAACTGCCTGCGTCAGAAGCGCTCGTAACGCCGGAGATCTCCATTTTGAGTGGATCATAGCCGTTCCAGCTCGGCGTCTTGTCCGAACCGTTGTAGGTCGGGATGTTCGTCTGCGTCGGAACGGCAATGGTCTTGCCCTGCACCGTAACGACAAGGTCTGTGCTCTTCGTCACACCCTCGTAGGTGTATTCAAGCTTCATGACCTGGCGTCCAAGCGTAGAGAAGTTCGTCGTCGGATAGGTGTAATCCAGTACCGCCGCCGTGCTCCCGTCCGAGAAAGTCGCAGTAACGACCATGCCCGTCGGATCAAGGCTCTCCTGATACTGGTAGACCGTCTTGGTCGGCTGTGTGGTGATGGCGATGCTGACAAGCACCTTTTTCACCGTCACGGCAACCGTCGCGGTCTTCGTGATGCGACCCTCGGTGTAGGTGATGACAACTTCGCTCACCCCGTCCGTAAGAACGGAGGGAGAGACGGTGTAACCCGTCACATTTGCCATCAGACCTTCGCCGTAGTTTGCCACAACGACCATGCCGGTGGGGTCGAAAGTTTCACCGGACTTATAGACCGTCTTGTTGGGCGGGGTGGCGATAGTCAGACTTTCCATCTTCGGAGAGCCGCTGCCACCGCCACCGGAAAGGTTGAATACCTTGCCAACATTACTCATCTGTTCCGACCTCCAGTCGAATGATAAAGACGGACAAGTCAACGGTCGGCGTCGTATCGCACCGGAAAGTCATCTGCCCGCTTGTGGTTACATTGCCTGCGCTCACGCCATAATTGTCGTACACATTACGGGTACCGGCGTCTGCGCCTACAAAATAAATATAGTTGCTGTCAGCTAAGAGGGAAGCATGTGCAACAGTCTGCGCTCCGCCGCTCCAATTCGCGGCCGGCAGAGTAACAGAGATGCCGATATGCTGGAGATCCTCCAGTCCGGCGGCAACAAGCTCCGCCAATTCAGCTACCTGCTTGGCGGAATCCCTCTTCCCCGCAAGTGCCAGCTTTTTGAGCTGGTCAAATGTGGAAAGCTTATGCTCTGCCATGTGTTGTTACCTTCCTTTCAAAAGGTGGAACGGGGGACAGGAAGTCCCATCCCCCGCTCACATATGCTGGATCAGACGGTAGCCTGAGCGCCGAAGACTTCGGTCAGCATGGCGTCGACTTCCGCGTCGGTAGCCATCACGATGTCGGTCTTCTTGACAAAGGTTTCGTCAACCTGGGTCTTGGTGTAGTAAGACTCAAGGGCGGTGCTGATCGCGGTAGTCACCTCAGTCGTCTTGGCGTAATCGCCGATGCTCAGAGCATTGATAGCCTCGGTGATGTAGGCGACAACGGTGGTAGAGGTCGCACCCTCGGGCAGCGTGCCGACAAGAGTCTTCAGGTCGGCGATAGCGGTCTTGTTCTCGCTGATGCCGCCGGCCATCTTGGTCGCCTCAGGGCCGTGCTTGGCAACCCAGTCGATCAGCTCCTTGTAGCTGTTGACCACATTGTCATCGGTCACATCGGTGGCGAACTTATTGATAGCAGCGTCGATCATCTTGCTGATGGAGCCTTCGCCGTTGCCGGTCAGGGTATCCAGGTCAGCCTGCTTCGCCTTGGCGTCGATGATGGCCTTCAGAGCAGCAGCCAGATCGCTCTCAGCAACCTCGGACTTGTAGGCCAGAGCCGCCAGACCGTGAACGGGAATATCAACGCCGTTGGCGGAGATGGTGCCGTTGGTCTTGCCCTCAGCGATGAGGATGTCGGCGATCTTATCGGTCAGGGCCAGCAGAGTGCCGTTGACCTTGATGCCTTCCATCTTGTTAGGCTCGCCGCCGGCAGTCACCAGGTCATTGACCTTAGTGGTCAGGCCGGCAACCTTAGCGTCGACAAGGCCGATCTCATTCTTGGTGCGCAGCGCCAGTTTCTTGAGCTGATCAATAGTAGTGTGCTTGGTAGTAGACATATTGCATGTCCCCCTTAAATATATTTGTTCACGGCTGTTCGCCGAAAACATCATTGAGTAGGTCGTCCACTTCTTTGTCAGAAGCGGTGTTATCGGGTGTGCTTCCGCCCGGGTCGCTCGAAGCAAAGGCGTCGTTCAGCATATCGTCCACCTCTTTATCCGAGGCCGTTCCAGAAATGCTCCTCTGAATCTCAACGATCACCTCGGTCAGCGTCTTGTTGCCAAAACCCGCCGTCGATGGGTCACCGATGATTCCCATGATCTGCTTGTAGGCTTCATCGCCCATCGGGTCTCCGGAGCCGCCTGTGCCAACGCTGATATTGGCCGGGAAGAGGATCTTGCTGGTCACATGCCAGCCAGTCGACTTCCGTTCCTCGCCCTTAACGCCATAAACGGCGATTTTCAGCGGGATACCGCCTTTCTTCAGGCATTCGCCCGGAATGTCGCACTTGTCCTCGCTCAGCACCACAGCCATGCTGACACCGCCTGCCTCAAAGAGCGCAGTCTTTGCGAACCCGTCCCAATCCTTGCTGAAGGCGAATTCGACCGGATAAGGCGTCGCTGCATTCTGGATCAGCGTAGTGTCCTCCACCAGCGTGGTGAAGCAGCTTTTGATAGCGATTTTCAAATCATTCGCCTCCTTCTTCGGCATTGACCGACAGTTCAAGACGCACGATGTTCACCGTGATGTCTTTGATCGGGTCGGTATCGTTCACAAATGTGATGAAGCCGGTCGTGGAGATGTCTTTCGGACGCACATTGCATTCGAGGTATTCTTCACGGCTGGCTTCATATGCATCAATGAGGTATTTGTACTTGGCAGCGGCCACAAGGCGGCTCTCCGCCACAGTGATGGAACCGTTCGACCATCCGGAGGCCGGCAGCACCAGATCGAAATGGATGCCGAGCACATCGCCCGTACCCGTTCCGTTCAGACCGTTGTAGACGGCGATGTTGTACTTGCTTCCGTCTGTCATCGTAACGGTGTAAATATCAGTCGAGCCTGGCGTATGATTGCCCTGCGTCAACTGAATGCTCTGGATGCCGTTTCCGGTCGGGCCGGTCAGCTCGCAGCTGATGTTGGTGTTCACATAGGTGCCCTTCTCAGCGTCCCAGATCCACCAGGTACCGTTCTCCGGCTTAGGCGGCTTGCCGCTGTACTGCTGTGCGGTCGCGGCGCTCTCTGCGGCAGACTCCTTGTAAGTCTTGGCGTTTGCCTCAGAGTTCTCGGCGGACTCCCGTGCGTTCTCGGCGGCCGTTTTAGCGGTCTGCGCCTTGTCACGGGCGTCCACAGCAGCCGTTTTAGCGGCTTCGGCGTCCGTCTTCGATGCAGCAGCGGCATCTTCCGATGCTTTTGCTCCATTTTGACTGTTCGCAGCGGCATCTCTTGCAGCTTCCGCAGCAGTGCGAGCCTCTTCCGCTGCGTTGCGGTCAGCAGTAGCCTGTGCGCCAAGTGTCTCAGCCTCTGAGCGGATGGTTCTCACGCGCTCCTCGGCGGCCTTGACCTCTCCCTCGGCAAGCGTCGCCGCTGTCTTGGCGTCCGTGGCCTCCTGTGCCTTCTGCTTGGCGATCTCTTCCGAGTTCTTTGCCTCTGTCTCAGACGCCTTAGCACCGGCGGCAGCTTCTTTTGCGTCTGCGGCCTGCTTGTTGACATTTTCCTCAGAGGTCTTGATGCTTCCCTCGGAGAGTGCAGCCGCCGCAGCGGATTCGGAGGCGCTTGTCGCCTTTTTCTCGGCATCTTCAGCGGACTTCTTGGCAGCCGCGGCATTTGCCTGTGCGGAATCCTTTGCTGTGGAGGCAAACTCCATCGCGCTGCTGGACTCCGTGTTCATCGCCGCCAGAGCATCATGGATGGAGCCGCGAACCTCTTCGCCATAAATGGCGCTGAGGATTTTTTTCAGAAAGCTGCTGATATCAGCCATCTAAATCACTCCTTCCTTAGTCCTCCAGCATCCAGTCAAGCAGCAGGATCTCCTCGCCGCTCAGACAGCCGATCGTATCTTCATACTTGGCGGTCATCAGCTCGACCTCATGCTCCATCTCGTTGAACGGGGCAAGCTCGTCGCAGAAGGCCTTAAAATTAGGAGAGCCAACCTTGATGGAAATGGTTCCGGTCTCGTTGCCACTTTCATCCTTGTCGGGCTCTCCGTATTTGTTGATGAGGTCGTGTTTGAATGCTTCATACTCAGTCAAAGCAGTAGAAAGCATCCGGAAGTTCCTCGCGGCGATATAGCCGATCTTGTTGCGGAGCTGAAGAAGCGGCCGCAGGTTCTGAACCATCACGACCATTTCTGAATTTTTAAGCTGTTTCTTCAATATTATCCCTCCTTTTGCTGAAGCAGTTCTTCGACCATTTGATAGAGTTTCTGGATCATGTGCGTATTGAGCGCGATAAGTTCGCCGTATCGGATGCTGTAACGATAGTCTGTGATGCCATCCGAAAGGATCTCTTTGACAGGGTCTTTAACAAGCGCCGCAAGTTGATCCGACATCAGTCCGGTGTCAAGCATTGCCTGTTCTACATCCTGGGCGATAAAGCCGAAATGTTTCCGCCCGGAAGTACCTTTGTTGTACTTGAAGGTGGACGGCTTCAGCGCAAGGAAGAACGCCTCATAAGAGGCAAGATCATAGTCGATGCTGTTCTTGATCCTTAAGTCGGAACCGTAACTTGGCTCTTCACTCATGGTGATGCCTCCGGAAACGACAAGGTCTGCTCCGGTTCCTGAGATACGGGCGCCGGCATTGGTAACGATGATATAAGGCTCCCAACCAGGACCGTTGGAACCATACATCATCGCACCGTAGGTCATATGCTGACCGTCAGAGCCATGCCCTTTGCAGAATCCACCATAATCGCATGATAGGTCGATATAATCGGCATTGATGGTGCCGGAGCGAATATAATCGGCATTGATGTAAAGCCGTCCGCTGTACGAGTCGCTGAAAATACCGAACTTCGTACCACCTGAGGTGAGCACATCAAATACATTCTGGTCAGTGCACCGATCCTGATAGGCCTTATTTGCTCTCGACCATGCAGCAGAAGCCTCATCGTAAGCGTCGTCTGCTGCGCTCTTTGCAGTGGCCGCATTTGCATTCGCCGTGCTTGCCAGCGAGTAGGCTGGATTGGAGGTGAGGTTCTGGTTCGTCACGGACGCCCAGTTGATCGTGCTTCCGGCAGACAGCGTCACCTTACCGTCTATGGTAACGGAACCGCTGGAATCAACAGCAAAGGTCGTGCGGACACCGTTTGTAACGGTAAGTCCGTAGACGCTCAGATATTTGGACTTGAATCGCTCGTCATCCATCATGCTGTTGCCCGCTCGGTCAAGGAAGTCAGAGGCCTGAACAACGCCCTTGAAGTTTCCGTCCACACCGACCAGCGTACCGCTAAAGGTGCCTTTCGCCGCAGCCAGAGTACCTGCAAAGGTGCCTCGGCGGGCGGTAAGGTTGCCTTCCTCGTCAACAGTGAAGTTTCCGTCTCCAATGTCGATGGAGCCTTTCTTCATCGTCAGCTTGCCGCTCTCGAAGTCAAGCGAGAAGTTTCCGCCGTAATCTTTCAACGTACCGGCGCGGATCACATCGGCATTGAGAACACCGGTCGTGATATAGTCTGCCACAATAGAACCATCCATTGTAATTGCAAGCCCAAAGGTCTTTCCGTAATCCTTTGAGTAGCCAAGGCCGTTCATGTTCCATTTCCAGAGCTTGTCGGCTTTTGTATAGTCGCGGATATTGGAAATATAAAGCGTGTCAGAACCGTATTCGTCCCGTGTGATCGTGATGTAGCCGGTCGTGGCCGCTGTCATGATCTGTGTGGCGTTTTCTTTTGCCTCTTTCAGGATGTTGTGCGCCTTAGGGAGACCCTCGATTTTCTCAAGGATAGCGGCGCTGATCTGGTTGTTCACACTGGTAAGGCTGGTCTGCACCGTGTCGCCGAGCGTAAATTTGGTATTCTCAGGGCTGTCCAAAGGGATCTCCAGTTTCGTGACAGGAAATACACGGTCAAGACCATGCGGCCGCGAGATCACGCGGATCTCGTCCAGCAGTTTCACTGCCTCCACATTCGCATTAAGATAATGGAGGTCAAGGGCACTCACTTCCAATTCCATATTGTCGAACTGTAAGTCGGCAAGATATACCTTCGCCTTTTCCAGCAGCGCTTCAGGATCAGAAACGCTGTCCCATGTCACTGTTTTCTCGATCCAGCCATAGGTTTTCACAGCCTCGGAGGACTGGACATAAAGGCTACCCTCATTCACACTCTCCACAGTCAGATAGGCGTCCAATGCCTCGATCTCGCTCTTGTCAAGCCTGTTGCCAAGCGGAACGATGACCGTTGCGAACTCCGTCATATCCCATCCCTTGGTGTGTTCGATGAGGTTGGAGCCGAACTGGATCGTCTGGCTGCAAGTGTCGGGGTAATCAGCCAAATAGTCGAGATAGCGGATGCCGTCTTCCTTACGCACCCGCAGATGACCGCCGTACTGCGCCACCAACGCATTCAAGATCGTGATGGTCTTTTCATAGTTGGTGTAATAAGTCGGAAAATCTTCATCCACCACAGTAACAATGCCGATGGTGAACTTCCGGTTGTCTCCGACCTTTGCGTTGTGAATGGCGATCATCGCCTCAAGGTACTCACGAATCGTCCCTCCGGCGTACTCCGCAGGCGGCTGTGTGCTGTCGTTGAAGAATGCAAGCTCGCCCTCGCAAGTAAGCACCCGGTTTCTGTAAAAGTCCTCGTTTTCAGAGAGGACGCGCCCCGCCCAAATCTCTTTTCCGTCCTTGTGGACGACGATGTCGGTCACCATA